CTAATCTTCGTAGCCTGAGGGGTATTTAGCAGGCCGCTACGCGCATTCACAACCGGGATATTGCCGGAAGTTACCTCATGGCTTTTCAGGATATGGAGGCGTTCATCTTTGATAAAAAAATCTTCATCCGGCGCCAGCATGTCACTAATGATTTTACTGGAACTACCCACCAGAACCTTCGGCCTGATAAGCGCCTGCTGCTTCGTCACCGAACCTTTTTTCGTGTTTGGCATGTCCTGAAGAACGGAGTCGACGACCTGATTTTTCCCGCGTACCGTACGCGATGTGAAGGCGTTGATATAATCGTGTCCACCATCCTCACATTCCAAGCTGACTATATGAATCGGCCCCTCACGTTTTACTGCCCCACTTTTAACCGATCCCTGAAATACCTGTCGCAACCTGCCGTTATAACCGACCTCCAGCCTTACCGGAATATACTTCTCTTCGTCCTCAGCCTTGACCAGTTGCAGACGCGTAGAAGGCTTTAACCCGTTGACGGACACGCTCAGCTTGCCCAGGGATTTTTTGTTGACCGATTCGAGCGCCTTGAAAGATATGGTTATTGGCGGCTGAATAATCACAGCCTGATTGCCGATTCCTACCGTCAGCCGATAGTCACGATAAAAGGTTTCCATTAAGACACATCTCCCCCGCGTATCTCAGACATTTCTTCCGGTGTGATCAGGTACATTTCAATGCGACCACTGGCGAAGTCATCAGCACGATATGGGTCAAGGCCAGAGTTATCAGTGCAAAGCAACGCAATATCGAACGGCCAGTTTTTGTGCCGAAAATGTAGCGTACCCAGCGACAGTTTTACGCCGTCGATGTGATCGCCGTTGTACTCCACGCGCATTTTCCACATTTCAACCGTTGGGAGGTGACGAAGGGTAATTACAGCCTCACCACGGTCAAAAAGCAGGATATGTCGCTGGATGGGCTCATCTGTGATATTTGTTATAAGATCCAAAGACTACCTCCCATAAAGCGATTTCACAGCATCGACTGTTGCTTTCAAGCTAGATTTTTCCTGCCTGGACTTTGTGTTGTCCGCCGGCGTCTGCGCGCCCTTATTCGCCACGCCCGCTGTTTTAGATTTGGCGGCGGGAGAGGGCGATTTAAAGTGTTGCTCAATGGGCGTGGTGGTCAGCTGGGTAAAGTTTATTTTTGTGAATCTGGCTTCAAATCGCGTGTCCTGCGTCTGGTTATCAGTGCCGATTGTCAGTCCGCTGAGAGCCATGTTCTCGTGCGTGCGGTAATCGACCTCCAGCGAAATAAGCTGCTTTCCGTAATAAATAGCTTCCATGAAGTCCAGGAACTGCTCACGAATGCCTTTCGCCCCGCCCTGCACTGGATTACCCACCAGTCCAAAAAGCTCAGCGCCTTTATCCACCAGGCGCTTTGCTTCAAGTATTTTCTGCTCTGCGCGATCGGCGATCTCGTTCATTCGCTGCAACTGCTGCTGAGTTTTTGCGGGTATGTACTCCAGCACTTCGCCGTATTTCGAATAGTCTGGCAGGAGGCTAAATGCGGATCCGGGCTTTGCATCGACATACACATCAGCCACAACGCCGCTGATGGTGATGATAATCGGGCCATTGATAATGTCGTCAGCGGCGTTACTGCCATCCTCCAGCACGTCTACCGGAACCTGAGATGGGTATTCTGTGCCATCATTGACACGGGCAAATAGTGCGAACCCGCCGATCCCCACCTTCGTTACCGTATCTTTCCCGGAAGCCTGCGCCTGCGTAAAACCGTCAAGGATCCCCATTACCTGCCACCTCTCATATAGTGACGCTGTGCTTCACGTTGCTGCTGCTGGCTCCGGTCTACCACTGCGTCACCAGCCGCCACGGCATCAGGCGCTGTAATGTAATTTTGTTGACTGAAGCTGTAAGAGTTGCTAGATGCACCCGCATTTCCCGTGAGACTGAGCGCATCATTTACGCCAGGCATGCCATACGGAATACCGTTCGCCCCCATGCCACCAACACCGCCGCCTGATGGCCCCGTTGGCTGCTCTTCCTCGCTGAAACCAAAGAACGACTTTGTTGCAGTCCATGCATTTGACGCGGCATTACTGATGACATCTCCGATGTACTTACCCAGCCCGGCAAAGAGGTTTTTGGCCCAGTCGATGAATGCGACAAACGGTTTTTTCATTAACTGGACGCTGTTATCAAAGATTTTTACAACGTCACCCCATGCACCTTTGAAGTCGCCGGTTACCACTTTCCAGAGCGCGGAGAACATCAGCTTTGTGTTTTCAATGGCAGTTGTGAATACGCTAACAATGAACTCCCCGGCATCACCGAAAACGTACTTAATCGCGTCCCCGACGACGCCGAAAGCACCGGTGATAAACGCAACAAGGGAATCAAACACATTCTGTGCGTCATTCATCGCATCCTGAAAGTCACCCGTAAACGCGCCTGTGATGAGATGCCACACCATCTTGAACATGGAAGCGATCGCATCAGCCAGCGGTTTAAAGACGTTAATGGCGTAATCGATAAAGGCCATCAGAGCGGCTTTAGCGGCGTTCAGAGCGGGCACTATATCGATGCCCCAGTTATCACTGAAGAAGTCTGCAATTACACTCTGACCACCCTCCATAGCTGTCAGCAGGTCATCGATAACGAGAATAATGGCGACGATAGCCGCGGTAATCAGGACTACGGGCGAGAATATCGTGGCAAGCACAGTCCGGAGCCCAATCGCCGCAATTTTCCAGGCAATAAACCCGGCTGTGGCCACGGCGACGATTGGCATAAGGCGACGGATCATCCCCATTACCGAAAATATAATTTCCCCAAGATGCGAGAGTCCGTCTTTGATGAGATCTTTATTAACAATGAGGAAGTTCGTAAATCCGTCTACCAGCTCTTTCAACACTGGCACGAATCCAACGGCTACCTGAAATTTGATACCCTCAAAACCTTTCCCCAGCGTGGTCAGCGAATCGTTATAGGCGGCAAACTGATCGGCCTGTTCCTGTGTAACAATACCCAGCGCCTCGGCCTGGTTCTGCAACGAAGATATTTCCTCTCCCGTCATGGATAACAACTGCACCATAGAGCGGTCGATACCCATCTTGTCCAGAACGGAAAACTTTTCCGCCTGGCTCATACCGTGCAGCTTGTCCGCCAGATCCCGAAATATTACGTCGGATGATTTAACATGGCCGTTCAAATCCCTGAACTTAAGGCCAAGCCGCCCGGCGACGTCCTTTGCTTCCCCTTCCCCGGTAGAGACAAACTCTCCAACGCGCTTGGTCATTTCAGCCAGTGAACTCTGCAGCGCGTCAACACTTGAACCGTTAACAGATGCGGCATAACCCAGGGTCTGGATGGTTTCTATAGCCACACCCGTTTCTCGACTGAACTGAACCATCGAGTCCACAGTGTCACTGACAGAGGCTACCCAGCCCGCAATCCCTGCGGCCGAGCCCGCAATCGCAGCCCCCATCGCGGCGAGCAAACCAATAGAGGCTTTCAGGTTGGCGTTGAAGGTTTCCTGGGGTGTCAGATTACCGATAAAACCGAATTTGGTAATAAGCTCGTTAACTATTGCCATTACGGGCCTTCTCCGCTTCGTGATGCTGGATATCCGCGCTGATATTTTCGAACTCAAGCATGTCAAACAGCTCGGGCGTATCTAGTTTGACAAGTTCGTGATAGGGCCCGTATCCGGCCTTTGCCAGCGCCAGATACATGCTCATGTCGTCGCTTATGTTCGAGGATTTAACGTAAATTTCTGAACGTCTGGAGCTTCTGAACGTGAGTTCATATTGCTCCCGCCCATAAAAGGCAGGCTGATAACCTGAAGCGCGGTAGTGATTAGCATGATGTAGTCACCGGGGAACGACTCAAAGTGATCCGGCTGCTTTGACAGCTGTACGTCGTCGTACAGCACATAATCAAACATCAGCTTTTCAATTTCTTCGAAGCGCTCGGTATCCAGGAACTCCAGAGACTGACGCGATAATTCGCTGGCAATTCCCGTGAAGAAAGCAAAAACTTTGCGGCGCTTTTTGTGGGTCATAGCGGCAAAATCGTAGCGGTTGCCGTTAATTTCAGCGAAGCCGTCATCGTAAACGGCCTTAATCATCGCCAGCGCTTTTTCCTGCTGCTCTTTTTC